TTTCTCTTCGGGAAAGTCCAAGTGATAGGTCACTGTTGTTTTTTCAAGTTTGGCATCAGTGGTGATGTATTCCCAAATGTTGTAGTCAAGTTTGAGCTGTTGCGGATAAGACGATATGGAATCATATGCCACTAGATATCTGCGTTGGAATCTCATGACATCGGCCAACAAGTCTTGTGGTAGATCGTAGCGTTGCATAAACTGTTCCAGTCTTTCAAATATGTTGTCATACTGATGATGCACATGCATGTTCAAGATTGATCGATGAATCAGGTTCCAACCGTGTATTTCAATTCCGCCAATGTTGGGGTGACGTATTTGTCCTTGAGTCATCCAGTTCTGATAGTACTGTCGTACTTCTTGCATTTCTTTCACAAACCATGAGTCTTGTTGCAGGAATTCAAACAGATCATCATAGAACTTGCTGTAATCCACGCCAGAATATTTGTAGACCAGTCGACTCAACAGTGTGCTCACTCCATTGATATGGAATGTGTTGATGTACCATGAAAACACTTCGGCATCCAACATGATTTCGTCGGGCAGATCCTTGGTGGCAGTGATGATGTCAATGCCTTCTTCAATGTGTTCGTTTGAATAACTGCCCGAGAAGTAGTCGGTCACTCGAGCTGACTTGATCTGGAACAGTTTTTTCTGCAACAGGTTCATTTCTGCATTTTCCAACAACTGTGCCTGGAACACTGTGAGGCCAGTGTGATTGCCCATGCGGAACAAGCGCCAGAAGTTGTCCTTCCATGTGGTCAAACTCTCGCCTGGCAATCCCAGGATCAGTTCGGTATAAGTGGGAATGTTGCGCTGTTCACAAAGTTCAAAAACTTCTTCCAGCTTGTTCATTTCCATGTTCTTGCGACGAATGTTTTCAAGCACGTCTACATCAAGACTCTGCACACTCAGTGTGAGTCCTTGATTGAATCCTGGTGCGTCCAACAGTTTCTTCACAATGTCCACTACTTCTTTTTTTTGATTCTTGGCCCAGGCCACAGAGAAGGTCTTGGGATACCCATATTTTTCCTGTACTTCAATTATCTTGTCTGCAATGAGATTGTCACGCTCGGGGAACATGCCAAAGTTGGCATCGGTTATGGAGATAAACCCACAACGATGTTTGGCCATCCATTCCAGTTCTTCATACACACGTTCCAGGCCAAAGTGTTTGACCTTGTTGTAGGTCAGACTACCCCAGTCACAAAAAGTGCAGGCAAACGGACAGCCACGATTGGTCTCCAATGTGCCGTTCCATTCCACGTTGGGATTGTCAGCCATGATCTGGTCAAATATTCCTGTCAGATACGGGCTGGGTACTTCTCCCAGGGTTTCTATTCGCTTGGCGTCCGGAGTCTTTACTGCTTTGCCGTCGCGATTGATCAACAAACCCGGAATGTCTTCCCAGCGTTGATTTTCAAAATTTCTCAGTATCTCACGAAAAATAATTTCACCTTCAAAACAGATCACAATATCCATGTAGGGTTCTTTGCGAAAGATATCGGGATCAGTCACAGCCGGCTCCGGTCCACCAAACACAATCAAACAATCGGGATTCAGTTGTTTGACCATGCGAGCCAGAGTGTAGTTGTACTGGTGATTCCACACATAGGTGCTGAATGCCACTACATCATTTGCAGCCAACTGTTGTGCTAGAGGTTCCACAGCGTCGCGACGCCACACCATGTCAGTGCATTCAAAGTTTTGTCCAATCCACTCATCGGCCTTGGCATAACTCCATATCACTCCTGCAGAATACGGCAAGTAGTGGGCATTGAACTCCTTGGGCCCTTGTTGGAAATTGGGCTGTACCCATGCAATTTTATATTTCATTGAGTATTTACTTCAATGAATGATGTGGGTTTTTGAATTGCATCATCTGACTGTTGATATCATTCTTGGCTAATTTTTCCCAGGGGTCTTGTGTGCCCTTGAAGATATTTTGAAAAAACTCCACGCTCATGTCCATGCTGTGCATGTGATTGGCCAACTTGATACAATCGTTGTGTCTCAAATTTATCATTTGTTGACTGTGAAAATCGTTGGGGTCAGTGGGTTTGCCTTCCAACATGGGTCGATTGCGGAATACATCATCGTTGTTGTTGCCTGTTAGATCATAGCGATCGTGCAACACATGCACTTCGATGCGTTGATAAATGTCCAGCATGTAAGCCTGCTGACTCACCCAGCCATCTTGTGTGGGGTGTGGAGAGATATAGCCCAGCAACTCATACCACTTGCGCGGCACAATGGGAAAAATACTATAGGGATGATCTTGATGTGTGCGGAAAGACAACAGCTTGAACTGTCCAGTGTAGCTGGCAATGGTTTGATCCCAGTTTTGAGTTTCCATCACAGCGTCATCGTTCCACACAATCAACCAGTCAGCATCGGCATGTTTGGCCAGAGCATTGCTGTACTTGTGTAGGTTTATGTAACCCATGCGTTGAAACTGCATGGCCATGAACTGAATGTGGTGTTGCTCTAACCAGGGTTTTAGGTGATCATGGAAATATGTCAGTCCCACTTGATCATCATTGTCAAACGCAAACATCAATTGAATCTGTTGTGGACATGCAGCATTTTCCACTAGACTGCGAACACTGCGACCCAACATGTTGTCAGTGCGCCCACGAGTGGCCAGTAGCACAGCAATGTTAAATCTAGATGTCATGTTACTCCTCGTATGTTGCACTGCTTCCAGCATGCTCAAACACTTCAACTGATCGCAACCGCACTTGTTCATTCATGAGATAACCAATGCTGTAGCCGTGAACCTTGCCAGTTCGATGGTCTGTAAACTCATAGTGCTCGTCATCTTGAAATTTACGCAGTATACGACTCATTTCTTCATATGCCAATTTGGCAAATTTTTCACAGCCCACACCATCTTCAAGTATGCGTAGATCGCACACACCGCCACGACCCTGTGGCCCAAGCTCACTCAGGCTCTTGAACAGTTCCACATGTGGATCATCACGTGCTATCAGTAGAGTGTGGTCAAATGTGTATTTGGCCCAGTCATGGAATGCCTTTAGCCCATCTGAATCTATGACCCAGTTGCAGGCGTCCAGGGAGTCAGACTCAAAAATCAAACGAAAGCCCATGGAATAACCATGAAGAAGACTGCGGTGGCTGTGGCGACTACGCCACTGCCTGAACACACAGGAAAATTCTTGGTCAATACCATACGTTTTTGTACTGGTGTACTTCATGCCAACCAGTCCTCCTCGTTCCAATCGCTATTACCTTCATAGATGGCGCTGTTGGCACCGTGTTCGGCGCACTCAACTCGGACACAATAGCAACGATCGTTGGTCTTTTCACGAATCAATTGATCAGCAAAGTTAAAAGCATGCTCAGCAAATTTCTCTGCACCCACACCATCAAAGATACGAATCTCAGCTAGATCCAATGCTTCTAGTTCTTGGAATTTGGCCAAGTGTGGATCAGCTTGATCCAAGGCCAACTTGTGATCAAAGTGATCTTCCAACCAAGCCTTGAGTGGTTTGAGTCCGCCAAAGTCCACTGCCCAGTTCTTGTTGTCTAATGTGTCGCAGCCAAATGTGAATGTAAACGCTAGACTGTAACCATGCAACAAATGACAATGTGAATGATCTGCATTGGGTTGACGGAATACCGCCGACAAACCAATGTTGTGTCCGTAGTGCTTTGTTGAGTAATATTTTGCCATTGTTTTTCTCCTATGTTAAATTATAGCATAGGCAGCAGAGTTTGTATAGCGGGATGAAGCCAAAGGCCGCTTGAAGAAATACTTATGCAGGCAGTTGATAGCTGTCTGCTTTGTAGTTGGCTTGCCCGGCAATAACTCCACGCACACCGCCTACGGGATCAACACAGTCGCCCAGCCGTCGCGGAATCAAATGCACATGTGGATACATCACAGTTTGACCTGCTTCACGGCCCATGTTGATACCAATGTTGAACGCTGTACACTCGCCAACATCAACCATTTTACGACCATGTCGCATGGCTGATTCAAAACAATCCATAATTACTGCATCAGTATTGTACTGTGGCACAAACAACAAGTGCCCGGGTGTGACAGGAAATCGATCTTGGAACACAGTCACATGAAAGTCAGACAATTCATCTACCAACAGATCCCAGGGTGCAACACCATCTTTTTGTGCTTGTGCTAGATCAGTCATGTTTAACCTCTGGTACAAGCATTGACAATGTTCATGAACTCAGTGCGCACTGATGGGTCACTGCGAAACACACCGCCCAGTCGACTGGTCACAGTGCTGGAGCCAGTGTCTTCAACACCGCGACTTTTCACACAGTAGTGCTGGGCATTGATTACCACGCCAATGTCATTAGTTTCCAAGATGTATTGCAAGGCATGATACACTTGTTCAGTCAGTCGTTCTTGAATCTGTGGTCGCTTGGAGAAGTACTCTACAACTCGATTGATCTTGCTGAGACCCAGAACTTTTTGTTTGGGAATATAGCCCACAGTGGCCAAGCCGTCTATGACAACAAAGTGATGCTCGCAGTTGCTTTGCACTGAAACATTGCGTTCCACAACCATTTCATCATACTTCATTTTGTTGTCCACTGTGGTACACTTGGGAAATGCCTCGTAGTCCAGTCCCCAGAAGATTTCGTTCACGTACATCTTGGCCACACGTTTGGGTGTGTCACGCAGGCTGTCATCTTCAAGGTCCAGGCCCAGCACTTCCATGATGTGTTTAAAATCTCGCTCGATCAGTTCAATTTTATCTTTGCGATCAACTGAATGCTGAAACGTTGGAGTTTCTACACCACAAGCAACCAGGTGCTCGTGTACTCGTTGACCCAACTCGGGGTCACATTTGGTTTTGTTATAGCTCATTTTGATATCCTTCCTTACACGGATGTTAATTTTGAAGTTTGCTACCATTGTGTAGCATGTTTATTTAGTCGGTGATTGTGATACTTCTACAATCTGGGTACATAACATGCCGGGGTGGCTCACTAACATATTCTGCCAGCAACTCACTTCCACGCTGGGCTTCTTCTATGGTAGGTTTGTAGTGATAGCCCACGCGGAAAACACCTTGATCCTGCCAGGGGGCAATATTCAAATCCCTACCATCATACCGCATGCGAATTATACTCTCATACGCCTGGTGGTCATCAAGTAGTATAGCACCACCACGGCCTATTTGTAAAGGCTTAGTGTGTCCAAAACTCAGACACTGCATGGCACCACCCTTGTACATGTCCTGCTCCAGCCTGCGAGCACTATCCCAGATTCTAGTGCCCACAAACTCATACTCGCCTTGCCAGGATGTTGGGGTCAACTCATAGTTGATGCCCAGTCGATGCATGATCATGGGCACACTCAAATAGGTGTAGCAAGTAAACGAGCACTGCTTGATTTGATCGTATCGCATGCACAGTTCAATTGCATGTGTACAGCAATCGGTCATGATGGCATAGGGTGCGCCAGTGAATTCAGCTAGGCTTTTTTCAAATTTTAAAATTTTGTCAAACATGGGGTCTTTCTGGAAAAAAATCTTGTCGCTCTCCGCTGCGGTCAAGGTCCAAGGTAATACAATGTATGCCACCGTCCCAGAAATATCTATGACGGAATGGTATAACATGGGCAGTTATACCATGGCGATCAAACGCTTCAAAAACGGTTTTATTGTAGTTGTTGACAATCACATTGGTTGGATTGACAGTTAGCATGTTGACATCAAACACAGTTTCTTCAACATAACCCACCCAATGACTTAACCAAGTTTCTACGCAATCAATTACGTCTTGGTCATGTTCAAATCCAGGGATCCACCAGCGACCTGCATTTTTTTGTTTGAGAGTCAGGAAACCTTGTACCTGTGCCCAACTCTGATTGGGTAGGTATACTACCTCCCAACCAGGAAATGTTTTGGTATACGTGGGTATATCGTGTAGACTCACAATCAATCCTGGCGCCACTGGACAAAAGGTGCCATCAGTATGACCAAACGTTTCGATCACGTGAGATCGATAATCTGAGAACTGCTGAGCCGCATATTTTCTCATGTCGTCATATGGCTCGGCCTGATAGCTACCAAAATATAAATCCTTGCCCACGCGACTGACCATGGCACCATTTAACCACCGTGGACCTGCAGATGTTGACAAGTTTCCGTGATCTTTGACATAATCCAGTACTGGTTGCCACTGTGGTCCGTAGTAAGTGTGATAAAAACAATTTCCAATCATGATAGCACTGTCTCGTGGTTGCATGGGCGGTATCTGCACATGCCCATGGCTGTTGAATGCCTCTGTTGGTAAATTAGGTCGTATCACTTCAACACCAAACTCAACCAGTTTGTTAACAATGGCTTGGTAGTCTTCCTCAGTCTCGCGGGCTATTTTTTCAAACAGTTCTCTAACATGTGGAACCTTGATCCATGAATAAAATTCTGGTGGGTAACTACGGCCCACGACACACGCTTTCAACGGATCCCAGGGTTGATTCACGGATAATAATGACATCTTTAACCTCTATACCATGCCCATGCATCACGAATCATGTCATCCAAAGTATGTGTTCTCCAAGCAGGAAACACCTTTGAGAATTTGTCACTGCTGGCGGTGAGTATGGCTGGGTCACCACTGCGAGGAGTTCCTTGCACTATGACAGGTAGCCTGCCAACCACATGCTGTGTGCGGTCAATGATTTGTTGAATACTAGTGCCTTGATTACTGCCAAGATTATATACACCAGCTTTTAAGGTGCTATCCAATGCTAGTACGTGAGCCCGTGCAATATCGTCAACATGAACATAGTCTCTCACACAGGTTCCATCAGCAGTGGGGTAATTGTTACCATTAATAACAAACTCTGTGCTGTCTCGAATGGCCTCTAACAGTCGAGCAATTACATGAGTGGCGCCGGGTCTCTGTCCGTTTCGTTGCTGAGGATCTGCACCACATGCATTGAAATAACGAAAGGCCACATATTCAAGACCGTGTGCACGATGATAACTTTGCAACATCATCTCAACCATGTATTTGCTTTCGCCATAGGGCGAAATCGGTTGTGGTACATCAACTTCATGGCATGGATTCATCATGGGTTCACCATACACCGCAGCAGATGAACTAAAAATAAATCGAGTACGAGGCATGGATTGACAAACAATGTCTAGTAGGGTCTTGGTCTTGATCATGTTGTTTTCATAGTATGACATAGGATCTTGAATGCTAGGTCCTACTAGGCTAGTACCAGCACAGTGTATTATTGCATCAGGTCGAACAACAACAATGCGTTTCAGTGCGGTCTCGCTGGCAAAGTCAGCTAACAAAAACTCGTACCGGTCAGATGTCATTGCTCGTTTGCCAGGCATCAGTGGCTGGCTGTCTATGCCCAGCACATCGTGTCCGGCATCAAGTAATGCCAGTACAATTTGTCCACCTATATACCCCGAGGCTCCTGTTACTATCACATTCATTCTCTTATCCTTTAATTTTTACCACTTGGTATTTTTCATGTGCAGTATGATCACGATAACGATTGCCTGCACGGTTCCACGTCTCGCCCTGACCAGTCATGATATCTATCACGCGATCCACAGTGCCATTGTTCCAGTCACTGATGAGTCCCATGTTGTGATGTGGCTCGCGCAGTAGGTTTTGCATCTTGTGGTAGGCATCATCTATGCTCCAGGGAACATAGAGCCTGTTAGAGTCATTTGCAAAAGTTTCGGGGAAACTGCGGTAAGCAGGATAGAGCACATTACAGCCAAGAGTGTCAGCCTCGGAAACTGTGTTAGAGACCCAGTCTTGTAGCGCACAATTAAACAACACACGAGTATTGTTAAGGTGAGTGTAATATTCATTCTTACTAATGTTGTCGTATATCTTCAGTTTGCCTTCGGCTTCCATGCGGCGAGCACGTTCCACATACTCGGGATTGTTGGACTTCAGCGGACCACCGGAATAGATTGCAAACTCACAGTGCTCCGTGGTAAGCTCACCATACATGTCAATTAGGTCCATGAAAAAGCCCGGCTGCTTTTCTTGATCAAAACGTGCAGCAAAGCCCACACGTCGCGGACGATCCGCAAACGGCCGAACGTTCTCTACTCCGCCGATTCGCTCCAGCACTTCGGACTTGCCAAATGCTAGGCCCGAAATATTATATATAGGAGCACGCCATCCAGCAATGCGCATATGAGCAACCATCTCTTCGTTCGTGGCAAGAACTCCGTCCACGAACTCGTTAACCATTTGTTCGTAGAAGCCCATCCATTTCTCCATACCCCATACATGAACGAAGTCATCAGGATCAATGGACTGAGCAAGACAGCGCACAAACATACGAGGACGCTGATCAGCAGGAACTTGGTCAAGGATGTAAGGTAGACTTTCCATTCCAGGTTGGAACATGTCTTCAAAATAGATAACATCTTCACTGGTAACTTCTCCGTTCTTCATTAGCTGTACCAGATTCATCATCTGGCTCATGCTAAAATAACTGCGTCCATGTGCGTCTAGCACCTGTCCTACCGAAATGGCCTGAGTGTTGTCAATTGTGGTGCCAAGCACATACACAACGTCAAGACCTCTGCGGTCAAACACACGCCGGTTCCACTCGGTGAGTTGCAGTGTGTAACGGGCTTCGTAGCTTTCCAGACCCATGTAGTATAATTTTCTCATCTTATTCCTTTAGTAACCTAACAGTATTAGTATACAACATATCAAGTAAATGTCTAGTGCTGGATGAATTGTATTTGCTCATACAGGCATCATGATCTTGGATAATTTTGTTTTTTTCATATGGGATCTTGCCATGCAGTGATTGATAGTGTTTGATTACATATTCTGTGGTCATGATCAACACAGACTTTTTTAAAACATATTTAAAAAACAACGAATGATCAAGTACTGTTTTGGACATATTGACCCAATCGTTGTCAATCCATGTTTGAGGAATAGCAGGTACCTGGAAGTTATAATCATTGGTGGTTCCTGCTACATCATGAAGTATACGTTCAGATGTTAACATAATCCACAAACTGGTAGCGCACCCCCATTGGTCTTCTCTCCAATTTAACACAGACGATTCGGCATTTAGAAATCGTTGATCAACACGTTTTGCGTGTTCAAAATTTTTTTTTCCTTGTGCTTTCCAGGCTTGCCCCAGGTGAGAACTTGCGGTTCTACCAGTGGTAATAATAACACACTCGGCAACACAGTCTGTGGGTAATACAAAGTCGCACACAATCTCATCTGAAAAACAAAGGTTATCCACCACAGCATTGTTTAACCAAGTTACTTGGTCATAAGGCTGACACTCGGGCAACAAGTTTGCTAGATCGTCAGCATGTGTGGATATATGTCTCACAATCCGCACTCCTAGATCTCGCGCCTGTTGCAGATTTGTTATCGAAGCGTCTGCATAGCAAATTTCATACAGCCCCGGCTTGGCATTAGCCTTTAAGGCATTAGCCTTGTGCGCCTCGGCCCAGTTGCCATAGAAATGCAAATAATTGAATTTGTTTTTGTAAAATTCAACTATTCTGCTGTTGCCATTATGAAAAATGCAAACACTCATGCAGAGCGATATCCTGCAAATCGGCGTAGATCTTCTGTCCACATGTTCTTGGCGTTCTTGCCTTGAGAGAACTTGTTGTACTGTTGCCAGGCATAGCTCTTGAAATTGTAGAGATCTGCTTCGTTGTAGCGATAGCCATGATCTACACAGAACTCCCGCAGTTTGTCCAAGTCGTCGAACAAGTCACGCACACGAGGATTGGGTTTGATACTAAATTTTGCCACGATTAAATTACCACTGAAAGATTGGGACGAGTGAGATCATATTTAATAAAGCAGCCGTTCTCACCATCTTCGGCCACCTCAATCCAGACTGCACGGCCTGGATATCTTTGTGCAATCTGATCATAGAGATCATCTGCGATCATTTCACAACTTTTAAAATTGAGTTCTAGAGTTCCACCGGCATAGAGATTCTCCAACCAGCGTTTGAACTGAATAAATTCAACATCGCGATCATTGTGAAATACATCAATCCACACACGGAAATGAAAGATGTGTCTATGGGGCACGCCAAGAAAACTAACATCATACTCATCACCTGTGGCCAACGCAGGATCAGTTGCAGCAGCAAGATACTTGTGAATGCCTTCTTTACGGAAGGTAATCCAGATTTTTCGTTCTGCATGTTGTTTGATTCGTTCAACTGCGTCTCGTTCTTGTTGATTCATAATGGTTCATCCTTGCTGTAATCATCCCATGATGTAAATGCATCACGACTCATTAGACTGTGTAGACTGTGACACCATACACCAGGATTGGTGGCATCGAAGTCCTTGTCGTCTATTTTTAACATTGTATTATAATTCCACAACTTTGTATATGGTACACTTACTCGAATCTGTGGAATAAAGTTGCGGTACTCGCAAAGTGCGCCATCGTGAAACTCATCCAGGTGGGTGACGGGAATGTCCAGGCTGCACAAGTAGCCCTTGGACAAGAACTGCTCAATCATGCTTTCCCATCGCTGCCATTCTAGACGATCACTGGGATGAAAGCTGTGATTGGCACCGAAGAATATATGTCCAATATGCTTGGATTTATCTTCATACGAGTTAAAGTTATCTAACCAATCTTGTATTTCCGCAACTGATTGAATGCCCACCACAAACAAGGTTTGTTTTCCATGTGCTGGAGTTTTCTCTACTTCAGTTCCGGTAAAAAAATTGACATTGTCATGACCTTCTCTATTCATATGCTATCCTCTAGTGCATCTAGTTTATCGGTATCTAATTCATCGGGATCCATGGACACAGCTTCATCAAATGTAAACAATGCTTCAAACATGGGTCTAGCCGACACCAGTTTCTTGCCGGTAAATCCGCGTGTGCCAATGATCAAGTCCAGGACTTTTTCATAGTGTGTGATACGGTCCATTCTGCTGGCATAGTCAGGTTGGCCAAAGATGTCATCCACTATGGCACGGAAGTCATGATCAGGAGTGGTACGCCCGGCCAACATGCCAGGCTTGCTGCCCAGATCATATTGCTCGTTGGCAGTTTGCACAGCATTGATGTGCTGCCACACATTGTGACCCATGAGCAATGCATATGAGAAACTGTCCCATGATGTTTTGCCTTCTTTGCCAATCTTGTTGAGATCTCCGGGTCCGTAAACACACACATCAGAAACCTTGAGTCTGGCCGAAATTGGAGAGTCATCAAACTCGGCGTGAATGCCATCTTGAATCACTGCATCTCGGAAACTGCGTTGGTCTGTCTTGTACTTTTTGTCGTCGGCAGTGGGCGCCATGCGATAGGTCCATTTGTCACGATTGGGATAGCTGCTTTGATAATACAGTTGACCATTTGCTGTGGCCAGGAAAGGACTTGCACAGTCAAACGAGATTGTGAATTGTGGATTGTGATACTTGCGCACAGCACGTTGAATGTCTGTGAGCAAACACGCCCACTCCAGTTTGCTGGTGCCCAAGAAGTGCATCCAGTCATGTACGTCAGGTTCCAGCAACCGGTCACGCATGAGGGTGACTATTCTGCGCAACACAAGATGTACATCACACATGTTCTGTCCACCCATGCCCCAACCATTGAAGTGGCGTCCAGGGTACTGTGCAGGATCAGAATACTTTTTCATGGTGTCGTACCATGAGTCAGCTTCCACATGATTAGCACCTTGCAACACATTGAGCAATCGAGCACCACCGTTGTCTATGCCTCGACGATGAGCAATAAAATAATTGTTGTTGTAGATTGTGGCGTCCACGGCATCTTGATAGTTACGGATGCCAGTTTTTTCACTTGATCCCGGCCACTTGCTGGTCCATGTGGGAATATCCAAGGTCAAGCCATATGTGGCCAAGCCGTCTTGCCATTTCAGCACTGCTTCTCGTTTTTTCTGAGCCCGGGGACAACCTGAATTGGCTTTCCAGTCACCTTCCCACACACCCTTGGCAATTTGGAAACCACCCGAGTCGCACAACAAAATGGTATTGGGGTCGCGACTGCGCAACATGTCCTCTTTGGGATTGTGCTTGGTGAGATCTAGATCAGCATGCCCAGCTGAGTACAGTGCCCAGCGATAGGGAAACAGGCCTTGCTGTGCATTGAGAAAATTCATGCTCTCCATGTCAGGCATGCCCTTGGGCATGCGAGCAGCTTCTACATAGGGTTCAAATCGTTGACGCCCAATATAGGTGCTGTAAAAACTGCTGATGGCCGGCAAAAAAACAGCATAGTCATGTTGCCGTGCAGTTAAATCATGTTGCTCTGTTGTCATGTGTGATTACTTGCTGTGTGCCGGCAATGTGTATGTGTAAACAGCAATGCCTGAATCCACTGTGATTTGCATGGCACCGTCATCACTGATGCGCATGATCTTGTTGCCACTCAGGGCCAGGATACCCATGACCTGCACAGCCGGCCAAGCCAGTGGACGTTTGAGTGTGCCTTTTACACCACTGTGAAACACAAAGTTACCTGCATGGGTCGAGTGATCGCCAAACAAGAACTTCAAGTTACCACTGTCAGTTTTGACCTGAAAGTTGGCTTGTTCAGAGTTGGCCTGGGCCTGCATGCGCAGACGTTGTATGGCAGCAACTGATGGTTCAAATTCAATGTGCCATGTCACTCCATTGAACTTGGGAGTCTTGAGTTTTTCAGTGACAATCTCACTGGCCATGAATCGATAACTGTTGCGGAAATCACCGGCTGAATTTTCAAAATCAATACCCTCGGGCTCACCAGTGGCTCGGTGCTTGATACTGAGCTTGGCATCTTCTTTGTATTCAGACAAGTTCAACAAAATCTTGAGTTTGGCCAAGTTGGGCATGCCAAACGTGCCCACAAATTCTGCCACTGGATTGTGGTACTTGGCATCCAGCACCACGCTGAGATCCGTGGCCAAGCCCACCACTGTGGTGGTGTTGGCATCACCAACAATTTTGATTAGGTCAATGCAACCAAGATCAAGAGTGTGACCCACTAGGTCTAATAAACAATCGCGCATAAAATCTCCTTGTATAATAGTATATGCTTTTTATTTAGGTCGTGCAAGGATTTTGGCCAAACTTTGGCCCCCTCGAATGCTGTGCATTTCGCCGGGCTTCTTTAATACCAACCAACACACGTCACCTGTGCCACGATGTTGAGTTGACACAATCAGCCCAATACCCCGAGCATGTTCGATCAAATAACGTCCCGGAACATAGCTCATGAATGCCTGCTCGGCCAAGGCCACACCATGTGCCCAATCACAGTCGTTGTATGTGACAATGGCTTCGCCACCGGGTCTGAGTTTGACTGCAATCTCTGAAAGGTATTGCTTTACCACCTCAAGTGGTTTGTAGTTGAAGTAGTTGTAGGCCAGGATCAACCCAAATTGATTGTCGGGCAAATCTTTGAGATATGGTGCAGCACCATGATCATTCACAGTGTACTTGCGCAGTCGACGCTGGTATTCTGGATTGAACTTGGCCACACACGGATCCAACAGCTCACTTCGTTCGTCCACAACATACAGTGGATCCCAGCCAACCATGATATCCACAAATGATTCCAGTCCTGGACGCAGTATCATGGCTGGCATACGCCAATCTGCAATGTTGTTGATTTTACCAACCAATCGATCACGGTCAGCTTCGTCCATTGTTAGTTGTCGTTGCAGTATTCGATCTGATTTGTCTGTCAGCGGCTGCATGCAATGCACTTCACGACTGTTTTCCAACATGGCTGGCTCAAGTCCCTGTACCAAAGTCATAAGCTGACGATCCATGTCTCGTACCACTTCCATGAAGTTGTTGACACCAGACTCAACCGTGGACAAATGCGCCATGAGATCCTCTACTCGGTTGGGTAGTCGAATGTCTTGGCCATCCACTTGATGTATCAGTGACCTCAAATGGTCAATTGCAACATGACACCGGGGATTGGGTTCAAATTTGGCCAGTAGATTTCTAAAATGTACAATGTCTTTCAGCTTCATTCAAACGTAAACAGTAAATTAAATGTGTTGTCAGTGTTGGTGGCCGCGGCAAGATCCCAGTCCAACACACCCAACAAGTTATCAACTTTGCCATCTACCACAGTGGCTTCCATTTCCGCATCGTCAAACGGCAGTGTCTTGAACCACTCGGGCAAGTGCATTTCGTCTGTGGGATAACCAATGCTGGTCCATCCCAGTGCATTTGATTTTAGTTTGCACACAATGGTTTTCATACCATCAACAATCTGCATGCTATAGTTGTCGCTGTTCATCTTGCGCATGTTGTTCCAGTTGATGGCAGCTCGCACATGTCCGGGCATGTTGGTTTTGCCCATTTGTTTTTCTTTTTTGCTGTACATGGTCAAGTTGTTCACACGCTTGGGACTACCTTTTTCCCAAGCCGGACGTTCCTTGAATGCGTATTTGAACGCACGGATTTTTTCAATCACATCATCTCGTGCTACTCCGCACAACACATCATGCAACACATCGCTGAGAAAATCTTGAATCACCTTGGGCGTGTCTGACCTTTTGAGATCCAGGCCCATGGCTTTGACCTTGCCGGGTTTGCCGTCTTTGTCCTGACGTTTGCCTTCCTTGTCAATGATCATCACAGCGTAACGCTTTTTAGTAATAAACAAACCCTTGGATGCAACAATTTCTCTACCACCCTTGATCACACTGCCCATGTCTCTTGGACAGTGAAACGCTTGTTCCATAAAGCCCGGAAAACTCTGATTCACTTGTTCAGCAATGCTGTCATATAACTGGATGCAGATTTCTTTTGACCAAGTCATACGACCTTCTTCCACTTCCTTTTTCAGCACAGACCAAGCTGAAAAATAACAAGAATCAGTGTCACCATAGATAATGGTTTCACCAGTGTGATCATACTTGCCAGTGATACACTCGTTTACATGTGCATCCATGTGCCTGGCAATGGCGCGGCCTGTGAGTGTGGTTGATTGACCAATGCGTTTGTCAAAGAATCTGCAACCAGGATTCAAAATGGCACCATACAAGCTGTTCAAGTTAATCTTCTTGACCAACTGACGTTTGTCCCAGTACTCGTGCTGGTTGGCATCAACCCCTTCCACTTCCTTGGCCTTGGCCTGCATGTCTTTGCGTTCGGCATACCAGCGTTTGAGCAAGCCGGGAATAATACCCTGTTGTTCATAAGTGAAGATTGTGCCATTGGCACTGAGGATCCAGGGCCGATTGCTGTCAAATATGATGTTCCAGACTTCGGCTGCCGAGTGTACAGTTTCCTCGCCGTTGGCCCAGTCAATGGTGATTTCAGTGCCACGTTGCTGTTCCATCACAGCAGTATATTCAAGACTGCCAAACAACCCTTCCCATGCGGCTGCAAAGCTCTGCCCCCGGGCCATGTTTTCTTTGATCAATCGATCTGTCATGATTGGTCGCAGTTGTGCCACAATGGTTTCAGGACCCATGTTCAGTGCTCGAATTGCACTGGGATATAGACTGTTGATGTCAATACTGCCAATGTATTCGTGTATGCCTTTTTTGGGATATGCCACGTAAGCACCAGCGGCTTGCGTGTCATCATCAGTGAGTCGTTCTCGACGATTGGGCACCACAACACCACGCTCATGAGCTTCGTTGATGATGGCCTGTTCAGTCACTGCCACAGCACCCATGGTGGTCTGGAGCAACACTGTGTTCTCATGTGCCAAGGTGTTGGCAAGATCCAGGAACTTGAGTTTCTTGTCCAGTTTGTGTACCAGCAAAGTATCTTGTCGGTTGTATTCAATAAACTTCTTGAAGTGTTGATTGTACAGTTGGTCCAAGGTTCCTTCAAACTGAGTCTTGCGTTCGTCAAGCTCGTATTCACCAATGGCATCCAAACTGTATGAATGACGTTCTTCGTAAGTGTATTTGCGATACAGTTGCATGTAATCCATATGCACACGACCGATCAAGTCAAATGTGATCTGTTCAGCACCATAGCGTTCAAATGTTCTTGACTTGGGCAATTGCCCCCACAGGCAGAATCTACGTGTGTCATCCTTGCTGAGAATGCGTATGGTTCGATTCACAGTGTAGGGAATATCATAGCCTTCTGAGTTCCATCCTGTCAACACATCGGCATCGTCAATCAAGTCCAAAAAGGATTTGATCATGTCTTCTTCACGCTCGAACAAAATGGTGTTGTCAAACTCACTTACTAGTTCTTGTGCGGTTTCCCAACTCAGTCCCCGAGGAGGTATTGCCAGTGTTATCAATTGACCCAGCCAGTCTAGATATACCGAAATTGCTGTGATGGGATTGAATGGATCATCAGTGGGCGAGAATCCTCGTTCAGCGTCAAACGCTACTTCAATGTCAAAAAATGCTGTGTGTAGTCGGGGTGCATCATGCCCCTTGTAGTTGTCTTCAAAACAACGGAATACTGGGTTGATATCACTCTCATACAACTTCTTGCCCGAATGCATGCGAAGTTCTTTGCGAAACTCCTTGTTGTTGCGACTTGAAAATCTGCTTACTGGTGTTCCATAGATTGACTGAAACTTGCCTCGCGGATCGTCATAATAGAACACATACTGTGCTGGATATTCGCGGTATACTCGTTCGCCATTGCGGCGTTCAACCACGTGAATGCGATCGTGTTCACGATCAAAAAGTGCGTCTACGTAACTCATTGTTCTCCGTTTATGGCCGGTAAGCCGTGATTCATGTTCCTTACGGGAACGACTCGCTGTTGTAAACAGTATTTATAGGGTCTTGCCCACAGTCTCAAGAATGGTTTCCAACAGTTCGTGATCTTGTTTGGCCTTGCCAAATTCAGCCTTGTGTGCCAGCTTGATGGCTTTTTTCAACACAGCTGATTTAATTTCCAATTCTTCGGCAATGGCCTTGATGGTGTCATTGAGACCACCCTGCAAGGTTTCAATCTCGTGTGTGACCTGCATGCCCTCATTGATGATTTGAGTCAACTTGATTTTTTGCTCGCCGTTGAAAGTTTTGGTTTCCATGATCTCTCCAATAAAAAGTTAGTTTAACACAGTTGTCAACGCTTTGCAATTTGTTGTTGTTCAAATTGACGACGTTGTTGTTGCAGCCACTCGGTTGTGTTGGTAACACTGTTGCGTTCTTGCCACTCATGCCACATCACTTGCTGAAACGGTTCAGTGCTGCGAGACAAGGCCACAATGTTTTCCAATCCCAGTCTACCTGCACCACCAACACCATAATTGATGTGAATACTTTCTCGAATCTTGCCAGGTGGAACTGGCAATGTCTTGTGTACCTTGGGGTCTCGGTTGTCATTGATGTAGCCCCAGTTTGATTTAAACGGCACTGTGAAATACCGATCCTCGGGAATGTCCATCTCAATCCTGTGCAAGTCAAATGTGTCAAAGCAGTGCTGATTAATTTCAGAGTCTAGACAAAATTGTGTTCCCATGCTGGGATCGTCAAAATCAATCATGTAAAGTTGCACATTGACCAAGAATTCAGTGCTGTCAAAGTGCTTGAAGAAAAAGCTATTGCTGAAGTCTTTGTAGCCGCGCACCGACGCAATGGCCAACTCACATCCGGTCAATTCATTCAGCTTGGGAATCAGGCTGCCCCCAAAGTTAATGGCGTTGATCCAGTTTTCCGATTCGCACACCAAGCGATTGCCATACCGACTGCTCCACAAACTTTCAGTGCATCGCATCTCATGACAGAGAACATCAAAGTATGCTGGAGTTAAAAAATCCTGCAACACCCAAAGACTGGGAGAAACCTGTGTTTGGTTCTCCCAGCGATACTGTGTTTCAACCAAATCAGTAACGATAGTGGTCACTCTTGAAAGGCCCTCGACGACCAACTCCAATGTACTCGGCCTGACGTTCAGTCAACTGAGTCAGCTCGGCACCCAATTGAGCCAGGTGCAGGTGTGCAACTTCTTCGTCAATGTGCTTGGGCAACAGATACACCTGACCTGCTGAATAGTCAGCGGTGCGAGTGAACATTTCAATCTGAGCCAGTGCTTGATTGGTAAAACTGTTGCTCATGACAAAACTGGGATGACCAGTTGCACAGCCTAGGTTGACCAGGCGGCCCTCGGCCAACAGTATGATCTTGCGTCCAGTGGGCATGTGAATCAAGTCCACTTGAGGTTTGATGTTTTCCCAGCGACATTGCTTGAGGCTGGCCACATCAATCTCAGTATCAAAGTGTCCAATGTTGCACACAATGGCATTGTTTTTCATGGCATGCATGTGTTCAAACTTGATCACATCCACGTTGCCTGTGGCTGTTACAAAGATGTCTGCTTTGTCGGCAGCATACTCCATTGTGACCACACGATAGCCTTCCATGGCAGCTTGCAGGGCACAGATGGGATCAACTTCAGTGACCCAGACTTGGGCACTCAGTGCCCGTAATGCTTGAGCAGATCCCTTGCCCACATCGCCATAGCCGGCAACCACAGCCACCTTGCCGGCAATCATGACATCGGTTGCACGTTTGATGGCATCCACAAGACTTTCGCGACAGCCATAGAGATTGTCAAACTTGGTCTTGGTCACTGAGTCGTTGACATTGATTGCTGGGATCTTCAGTGTGCCTGCTGCCACACGTTCGGCAAGTTTGTGAACGCCAGTGGTGGTTTCTTCAGTTACGCCACGAATGCCTGGCAACAAATCAGGGCGACGATCATGCACATAAGCTGTGAGGTCATGTCCGTCATCCAACAGCATGTTGGGTTGCCAGTTGTTGGGACCTTGCAGTGTTTGCTCAATGCACCACCAGTATTCTTCTTCAGTTTCGCCTTTCCAGGCAAACACTGGAATACCCACAGCGGCAATTGCAGCAGCGGCTTGATCCTGTGTGCTAAAGATGTTACATGAGCTCCAGCGTACTTCAGCGCCTAGTGCAATCAAAGTTTCAATCAGCACAGCAGTTTGGATAGTCATGTGCAAGCTACCGGCAATGCGAGCACCTTTTAGAGGTTGATCGCCACAATAACGTTCACGGATGGCCATCAAGCCAGGCATTTCGCCTTCGGCAATGGCAATTTCTTTTCGGCCCCATTCGGCCAGGCCAATGTTGGCCACTCGGTAGTCTTGGATAGGTGTGTTCATATAATATTATATATGTTGTTGCAAACACATTGCAACAATTATCTACGAAAGTATCCCCAAATCATGAACCAAGTTATGATTGGTGCAAGATACCACAGTTGATATTCATGTCCAGTTTGAGTAAACAGTTCTTCACGAGTGCAAGGTCTACGAGTCCAGTTGTCAAACCAGACATTGCCCACCTGTGCCACAACATGATATTCGCCATTGCGTGTTCGCACACGATGCAAACAATATCGATGCAATATCAACACATTCCAGACAAATGTCCAAAAATTCTGATCGCACAGATACCACAATACTGTGATACTGTAGTCATCGCAATCACCATGTAATCGTCCATCACGCTCTTGCATCACAAACCAGTAGTCAGTAAAAAAACTTCTGGGGTCTGACTGGTATATAAATTTTTCATCTACCCGGGCAATGGCTTGTGCAAGTTGCATGATATTTCCTTGATAGTGCTCACTTCCAGGATTCTGAGTAGCGAATTCAGCCGTCCCGCGCCAGCAGCCGGCGCACACTAGTGGTAACAAGTACCGGTCCTAAGGTGTGTTCTTATGTGAGACGGCGTTTGATTGCGCCAACTTGAGTGATGTGTTCCAACAAGGCCTTGCGGAAGTTGCGTTGTGATTCAGTCATCTTGGCAGGGAACTGAGTGTTTACAAATGTCTTGACTCCGTTGAAGTCTTTTGCTGTTTTTGCCCGGCGCACCATGTCAACTACTTTTTTCATCACTTGTGGACTAAATGCAGGACGCTGTGTGACCTGTGTACTGGGTGCAGTCCAAGTTTTGTTAGCAGCCTTTTTTCGGGCCTCACGTTTACGTATGGCATTGGGTGTCATACTTGGTTCAGCACCTGCAACTCTACCACCAGTTCGTTGTTTGACTGGTGCTGCGGCAGTAGTAGTTGCAGTAGATTTGAGATTGGGATTATTGGGGTTGGCAGTGTGGCGCACCACTCCGCTGCCCACGCCTGAAACTCCTGTGGTAGAACCACCGGTGCTAGATGTAGTGGGTCTTGAAGCCAACTGACTTGCCATGTTGCCGAACACACCTGAACCTGAACCTGGATTTGCAGCAGTTGTTGCAGGTGCAGCAGTCGAAGCAGCCTTGGTGGTAAATGCTGGATTTGACAAGTTTGGCATGTTACTGGTAGGAACATTGTATGTTGTAGACTTGTAACCAGTGGTGGCTGCCGGTGTGCGATTCAAGGGACGAATACCTTTGTTGGGAGTGTTGGGCACATAAGGTTTGTTGGCAGAGCCATTGGCCTTGGCCTTATCAGCTTTGGGTGTGTCATTCAATGTTGGTTCAATGCGACCAAGTTCATCTGCACCATCAGCAAAATCATCACTGGTGTATAATCGTCCAGTGCGAGGATTGATTGACGCAGTCTGCGTGGTAATGGCTTCGTTGAATAATTCTGAAACAATCATGTTATTTTTCTTCCAGGTAATCTTGGTCTTGTTGTTGCGGCTGCTGACGACGCTGAAACAACTTCACAGCCATGTCGGCATGTGACAATTTGGGAAATCGGGTAGGTAGTCGACGCTGACCATTTCTTATTTCAAATCCTTGGCCTTCGTCACCCCAGCATTCAAACACTGTGCCATCTTCCATGGCATAGGTTTTGACCGGCTGCTGTGCAGCCACTACCGAAGTGGCCACTTGATCTTCAACATCATGTGCAACTTCGCTGTCCATGTCGGAACCTTCTTCAGAATCCCAACCTTCTTCCACATCTTCTTCGGCTTGTTTTTGTTTCACAGCTGACTTGGCCTTGTCAATCAAGTCACGGTCAATGCGTTGTTTCTTGGCCAACTTGTCCAGTTCAGGTGTTGATCGTTCACGCTGTCCATCATCTTTGTGATTGATAGAATCTCCTAGACTGTCTAGATATGCATTGAGATCTTTTTTGACCTTGCTCAACATGTCTTCTTCAACTTCTTGCATGGCCTCTTCAAGAGAATTTTTTGTTGGCTCAACACTGTCACCTACCATGTAACCGGCCATGGGATGTTTTTGATAGGGCTTCTTGGTCAATGTTGTAGAGATGTTTTTGGGCTTGAACAATGCAGGCAACTGAGGCACATCTCGTTGCTGTTGATTGAGTCCATGCTTGACCGACACCGGGGTAGTTTTACCCTCGATCAATGCAAGTCTCTCAATTATACCGTAGATGGGATCGCTCATGCTCTGGCGTCTTTCAAATAACTGCGCAGTTGCCAATGGTATTTTCCGTGTTGGCCCAGACGTCCAGCCACAAAGTCAGCAATGCCCTGTTGATTTTCTTGTTCTGCTTCTGCAAAACATTGATTTAAAATTTCAATCATTTGTTGATTGTTGGCCAGCAGTTCTTCCAGCATGAGCCTGGCGCGGGGGATCTTGGTTTGTCCAGATATCTTTGTCAATTCGGCAAAACGTTCAAAACTTCCTGGAGCATACTCATCCAGGTATCTGATGTATTCTGCGGTGGGGTCTATTGCTGAATAAGCATCTTCATAGATATTTTGAAAAAACTCATGCAATTCACCAAAGTCAGGTCCTTCCACATTCCAGTGAAACTGCTGGGCCTTTAGGTAATAGGCAAAATTACTTGCCAGGAGAGTTTTTAAAGCGTCCGCTAACATTCTTGTTCCTTTTGTATTCTTTTGGTGTATTTAGAGTGGGGTCCGTTGTATATTTACCATTTAGTAAAGAACCCCCTGATCTTGACACCATGCCCATGGGCTGAGACACGGTGGCAATACAGCCAGCTGTGGTGGTTTCTACCACGATATCATGTACTTTTATTCCACACCTCCACAAGGTTGTCATTTACAATTCTAGCCGGGCCGTGCAAGACTTGAATATTTCTTACTTTTAATCGAGCACCCACATCATTTACAAATTCAAACCTAATGGGATATTGACCTGCTGGTGCTTCAATTTGAAGATTTTCTTCCAAATAGACATCTCTCCAGATCCAAGTACGCTCGGCAAACAATTCATCGTTGACATAACATCGATATGTTGGCTCTACATCATACCACTTGCAGTAGACATCACATGATACCAGTACAAAATTACGTTTGCTCATAAGAATATTTAGCCAAAATCTACGCCTATAAATATCTCTATATGCTCAAGCTCAATGAAATTAAACGGGTTCATGTTGAATTAACCACACGTTGCAATGCTCGGTGCCCCATGTGTCCGCGCAACTATCGTGGATCAGATTATGACAGCGGATATCCCACAACTGAATTAACATTGGCAGATTTTAAAAAAATACTCTCACCCAAGATATTACAGCAACTGAGGCCGCCGCCGCCGCCGGATAATGGTTACCAGCACAAATCATTCAAATTTTATGGTGTCATATTCAACGGCAATTTGGGCGATTTTGGCCTGGCCCGAGATGGCGTGGAAATTGTAGAGTATCTAGTGACTCACAATGTGCGTGTACTGATCACAACAAACGGCAGCATGCGAACACCTGCTTGGTGGGCACGCCTGGCCCTGCCCGGAGTTGAAATAGGATTTGCCTTGGACGGCTTGGCCGACACTCACGGTCTGTATCGGCAAGACACTGACTGGAACCGTGTGATAGAAAACGCACGGGCCTTTATTGCTGCTGGCGGGCAAGCTGTGTGGCGTTTTATTCCGTTTGATCACAACCGGCATCAAGAACAACAGTGTCGTGACCTGGCCCAAGAATACGGATTTGCTAGATTTGAAAACATCTATGATGGTAGAGACACAGGACCGGTGTTCACACGGTCAGGTGAATTCAGTCACCAAATTGGACATGATCCTTCGGGAGTAACTCCCACAATCAAACCTCTGCTGGAAAGTCATCGTTCATGGTTTGATCACAAAACCATACGCATTGCCAAGGACAAGCCCGAACTAGAGTTAAATTGCATACACAAAGTCAACGAAGAAATCTACGTGGCAGCAGATGGTACTGTGTACCCTTGTTGTTTCTTGGGATTTTATCCCACACAAATGCATCACCCTGGCAACGAACAAGTAAAAACTGTTGTGCAGGAAAACTCAGCTCTGGAACATGGCCTAGAACATGCCATGGCCTGGTTTGAACGTGTGGAACAATCCTGGAGTCACAGTAGCATTGCTGAAGGCAGACTCTATAACTGTGTCAATAGCTGTGGAAAAATATGAACACTGACCTACAAAAATTATTTACTAGATTTTATAATCCCCAAGACCAAGCATGCGAACCCATGCGTGGTGCCAGCAGCATGGAGATGACTAAAAAGATTCGAGATGAACTATGGCCATTGTTTGAACAAATACATGAGAGCCGCAGACTGTCGCTATGGCACCGAGATCAACTCAAGGACCTGACATGGCAGTTGCCCGAGTAATGTTCCTGGCCAAGTATCGTGTGCCACATGCATGTTTTAGTTTGCAGTGGGATCAACACATCAAAGGCATAGACAAAACCATTGTAGCAAGTCCAGTACCACGAGACGAGCTGTGGCGGGCGTTTGACGCTTACAACATTGATACTTCTCGGTTTGAATACGTCAACGATGATGTAATTTATCAGCTGTACCCCGAAGTCAACAACTGGGTTTTTGAAAATGACTATCGTGGCTGGTGGTTACGGCAGCAGGCTATCAAACTAAGCTATCTTGATTATCTTGGCG